CCCAGATGGTCGACCGCATCGAGATCTTCAAAGGGGCCAACTCCCTGATGAACGGTGCCGCAAGCTCGGGCGTGGGCGGGATGATCAACCTTGAGCCTAAACACGCGGGCGACACCCCGCAGGCGAAAGTGGGTGTGGACTACACCTCGGATTCCCAGATTGGCACCACGCTGGATGCGGGCCGCCGCTTTGGCGATAACGACCAGTTTGGCGCGCGGGTGAACCTCGTGCATCGCGAAGGGGAAACCGGCGTGCCGAACGACCGCCGCCGCACCACGCTGCTCTCCACCGGCCTGGATTACAAGGGCGACCGTTTCCGCACCTCGCTGGACCTGAGCTACCAGAAAAAAACCTTCCACGGCAGCCCGACCAGCGTCAACATCTCGGCGGTGGATTTTGTGCCTGAACCGCCGAAGAACGATCGCAACTTCTCGCAGAAGTGGGCCTACAGCGATATCGAA